CTTCTCTATGAGCATAGTAGTGGTGAGGTAGCTCTCATATATCACAGGCTCTATGTAGATATCATTATCACAGTAGTATACCCTCATCAAAGCTGTGGGGTGATTGTAACCAAAGTCTAAGCCATACACGTACTTGACAAATCTAGCAGGCCTATGAGCTACAAAGGACCAGTTGCTGTAGATGTTACTCTTGCTTGTTGCCTTCTCACCTAGAGCATAGATCTGATACAGTGCCTCATCTGTTCTCTTAAGGTCTTCTATCTGTGCCTTGATGCTTTCAGGTAGGAATGGGTTATCTTTGTAGGTAGACTTTATCAGGGTGCTCTCCTCAGCAGGAAGCTCATACAGCCACGATACACTATCAGATGGATTGTAGTCAAAGATTAGCTTATCTTCTGTTCTCATGTTAAGCTGAGTGAAGTCATCAAAGTACAGCTCATTGGCTTCATTGCACCAGGCAATGTCACGCTTCCTACCCCTTATCTTTTGCTCATCATCTACTGAGAAAAACTCCACCATGCTACCATTACCAAAGGTGTAGATGTGCTCAGACTTATTGTGGCTCTCCTGCTTATACAGCCCTATATCTTTAAGTATCTCTATGAAGTCCCTGAGCACTGTGGCACGTAGGGCAGGGAAGGTCTTGCGTATTACTGATACTACCTTATTGTTATTCTGCAGGCAGTAGATGATCATGAGCTGACAGAGGCTGTAGGTCTTAGAGCTCCTGGAACCACCCTCATTAATAATGAACCTCTTATCACTTAAGATGGCCTCATAGTTCTTCTCAAAGATGGCAGTCGCTTTTATATCCATAGCAAAGCTAGTACCTAGTTAGATACTATATAGTTATTATTATTATTATACTACTTAACTATAGTAACAGTTATAGCAGATATCTTCTCATCACCACTGGTTACATCTGTGTGCTCTTTCAGTGCGTTTAGTCTCTGAGTTATAGACGGGTTAAATTGTCCTACCATCCCTCCTGTAATTTGATCGTTACGGATCTCTTTCTTTATGTGCGTACAGATTGTCCTATATTCAGAATATCTACCATCAGTGTTATCAAAATAATGGTGCACATCACTGTAGTTATTATAGCAGAATATCTCAAAGCCCTCATTAGTCAAAGGTACTCTTAATGGCTCTGCTACCATCTCAGCAGTCTTTTGTGATAGCACCCATTTAGTCCTGGGGTTAGCAGCACAATATGCTTTGTACTCCTCAAATATCTCCATTAACTTCTCAGGAGTTTCTATCAGTTTAGGCCTCGGCATCTTTCTCTTTTTTCTCTTCGTTATCTACCCCTTTATACTTTACCTTAGGAGTGCTCTCTTCAAATAGATATCCTAATCCTTTAGAGGTATAATACTTGTGATCCTTAGCAGTCTCTTCTGTTACTGTAAAGCTGGTCTCAAAATTACCATTATACATAGTAATATACTTACCTAGGTGTTCATTCTTTGTCTTCATATTGTAATAAAATTAAAAAAGTGTAATATAATGCTATCCAAATTCCTGCTGCCCTACTAGCCCAAATATAATCTAGGGTAAACAAAGCAAGTCCACAGCTCAGAGCTGTAAGCAGTGACAAGATACTAATAAACTGACTCGGTTTCATACCTATATTGTAATTTATTTAAGTTTTGTTTCAATTCTTTTATCAGGTAGTAAGCTGAGGTATGGGTAATACCGAAATAGGTAGCCAGTGCTCTGCTTGTGATGTACCCCTTATCAATATATGCTTCAAATACTATCCTTTGTACCTGGTCCACTATCTCTGATCTATATATCTCTATCAATCCCTTGTTAAAAGAGTAGGTTCTATCCTCCCTTATCTTATCTGCTAGCTCATCATCCTCCATTCTATCAGGAGTGTTATCTATTATAGCTGTTACCCTATCATCTTTATGGCTTTTAGATGTGGACCAAAGGATCTGATACTTAATTGTATTCAGCAGGTATCCCTTTACCTTATCCTCATCTGCTGTGTAATCATTTATAGTAAGTACATGGATGTAACTGTTGTTTATGACAGTATCAGCGTCTATGTAGCTACCCATCTTAGATAGAAAGTAAGCCGTATAAGCTCTCACCTCAGGGTAAGCCCTACTAATGTAGTTGTCTAAGAGCTTTTTCATACCAAATCATAAAATCTTTGTACCATATCCTCCTCCTAACCGACGCACAGAAGCATTCCCTAGGTTGCACCCCATCGTACTTAATTCTAATCTTTAATAAAGCCACACAGCTGTGCTTAGAGTACCTAATATTCTCAGGTAGTAACTCTATTTCAGCTATAAGATCTATCTCAGTTTGTTCAAACATTCGTCTAGTATAAAAGCAAGTAGTGCAGCCTGACAAGCCAGGATAAAGTCAAAGGTAAAAAGTAAAGTAAGCCAAAAAGCCACACATTTAATACATCCTAGTGCAGAGTGTATATGTATGGCTAATGAGCTATTAGGTCTATACCTAAATAAGTAGTCAAAGGTTGCTTGTAAGGGCTCAAAATTAACAAACCACCACGCTAAAGGAATAAGAGCTAGTAATATCATAGCTCAAATATAGTAATTTAATTAGAAAGGTAGATCATCATCCTCTAACTTGAATGGTTCTGCAGGTGGTGATAGTACTGCTGGCTTAACATAAGGCTCTTGAAAAGTAGCACTAAAGTATTTTAATCCTTTCGAAGATTCTTTTAACCACAGTGCCACCTCCATATCAGCACCATTAACGTTTACCTTCCCTTTGTAATCTGGTTGAGTCTCTGCTGTCTTCTTATCATTTTTAAAGATAGCTCCTGAATTGTTCTTTGTTTCCATTGTTTATATTTGTTTTAAATTGTTAATAACTTGTTATTTAGTAAAGAAATACATGATAGTACACCACCACCCCCACACAATCGCAGGGGCTAGTAGTATTGATAGTAGCAAAATCATAACCTTCTCTCTTTAATGATAGGTAACTCTTCACCGTATACTTTAAGTGTAAGCTCTTCTGCATATTCTTTTGCTAGCACTGCTACCCTTTTAGGTGAGTACTCTATAACCTTACTTATAAGGCCTTGCATAGCACAAATTAGTGCATCTTCGTAAAACTCTTCTCTTGATCTCATAGTTGTTTTATTAGTTCATTAAAATACTCCCTGCACTGTTCTACCCTCACCTTAATCTGTTCTATCACCTCATCATCTCTTTGTATTACAAAGGTCTTGACTCGCTTAGCATCAGGGATATGATTGAAGCTGTGCTGTTTTTGCACCTGGTCTCTTAAGTCCAGGCTCTCCTCCATTAGCCCTAACTTGTAATGAGCACTCTTTACCTCCTGCTCTACTATGGCATGTGGTGTATTGGTTAGGCAGTAGCATAACAGTGCTTCCTGCTTATCACATAAAAACATATACCCTTGCAGCTGATAGTAGTACTCTTTATTAGGGCACTCAGTATCGAACCAGGGGAACGTGCTGCCACTCCATGAATTTTTAACATCCACTAGCACCTGGTCTGTAATTACATCGGGTGTACCTGTTAGCCACTCGTTACTAAAGTTCTCCTCATTTTTAAACAGGAAGCCTTTATCAATTACATCCATTACAAAGCTGAGGCACATATCCTCGCACTCATTACCCTTATCAGTATACTTACTAGTAAACTCTTTACGTATCCCATAAACGTGAGCCAGGGCTAGGCCCTGGATATACGTCTTTGTTGTTTGTGATAGCACCTCCCCTTTAGTTTTGGGTGAGGTCATTATCTTACCTATAGCTGAGCATCTAATTTTCATATCATAGGTATTAATAGTAAGGCTTTCTCTTGAGTTTCTGTAAGGTCAAAGCTATCCTTTAACTTCTCTACAGTAAATTTACCATCTGCTATAGTCTTAACAGCCTCAGCAAATCTCTTTGCATCTATCTTAGGCTTCGCAGTAGATGCTACGTGGCCATCATCATCAGTAGCTTGCAAAGTTAGCAGGCTTTGGATGGTGTACCTACGAAAATAAGAAATTTGACTACCCTGCTTCTGAGCATCTAGGTTTAAATCAAGTGCCATACAGCTAGAGATAGAAAAGCCAGTGTATATGCATACAAGCTGAGTACAAACACTACCACCATCTATAGGCTGTAGCAAAAGTAGATCATGCTGTAATAAGATAGGCTCAACAGCTTCTAGGATGCTATTGATATCTGCATAAGATTTCTTAAAGTGGGGGTTAGTAGCATTCTTATGTACTTTACCGATTAGTTGTTTTGCCTTGTGAAGGCGAACATAGAAGGGAGCAGGCTGCTGCTCAACCTCCTGAGGCTTTACAGCCTTTGTAGTTGTTTTTTCCATTGGTTAGTTGTTAATTATTTACAAATATACTACTATTATTCTATTTTAACATTATTTTCTGAAATTATTTCTCTCAGCTTATTCCTTACCTCCCACATCTCCTCGTTACCATTGTACTTATACTCAGATCGTAACCACTCATCCATCTCTACAAGTGCCATGTAATAGTTAAAGCCATTGGTTGCATGGTTAAACTCCTCTAAGTCCTCAGGTAGGTAAAATTCTAGTCTTGCTTTCATATCATTTCTATA